CTTCGTCTATTTTTCTGATGAATCCTAAGTCTTTCCATTCTAGAACGTTTTCGCCTACCATATCTGTAACACGTTTAACAATTTCAGAATCTTTTAGTGTGGGTTGGGCTTGCTTAAGACTAGAATACATTTGTGTAAACTTACGATACAACAGCACACGGTTGTAAAGAGAATCAACGTCTAATTTTGGATTAACTTCCTTCATTTCTTCAAGAACTGCTCGTACGCCTGCTTCATAATAGAGACGCTTGTAGGGTCTATCACCTAATGCTAACCCACCAAATGAGAACAAACGCAAATGCGACATTGCAAAATCAAATAAACCTGATAGCGCATGTAAAAGTGGTTGGTCTGATGAGAAACGTAAAATGGTAGAATCTAAGGCACGTTTGTGCCATTCTATACCTACTTTAGTCGTAGTGTCTAGCCCTTTCATTACGAGTTCGTAAGCTTTTGGATTAAATAGCCTGAGTTTTATTAAATCCCATGTGCTCGGGAGCCTGCCGTAGTGTAAAGTGTAAAGTTCCTTCCTTGTAACAATTGGGTTGGTAAAGATAGCCTTAAACCCTTCCCAGTAACCAAATAAACGCCCTCTAATTGCTGCTTTAGTTTTTGGATCTGCGTTAGTTAAATGTGCAAAAGCATATTTTAGAGCTTCTTTTGTAACGTCAAAACCTGTGTTAAATATCTGGGAAATAAAGTTTGTTACGTGTGTAGTAGTGGTTAAAACGTTAGCTATTCTGAATTCTAACAAAGCATCTGAAAAGCGTCTCCATTTAGAGTACTGTGATTTTGCAACTCTTGCTTTACTTGCTAGGTCTTTAGATTGTAAGATTTGTTGTGCAAGTTTGAGAGCTGTATACGCTTGGTTGTCCCAATTAATGTCTGAACCCCTTAGTAATATTTCCATTTGTTCTAAAATCTTAGGGTCTGTAACGTCAAGGATATGTGTGTCTTGGCCATCTACTACGATACGTCCTGAATTTAGAACATCACTAGCCGTACGATATAGTTGCTTATAATCACTAGTAAAGGCATACAACAATTTCAGTGCGTGGTAGAACTTCTGTATCGTTGTTGCATTAGGCTTACCATAATCTAAAGCTTCTTGTTGGATTTGTTTAGCTAAATCGTCAACTATTTGCGCATAACGTGCTGCAAGAGCTCTAATAGCTGTAGCTACTTCAGGCATACGTTTAGTAATAGCAATCATTTGTTTAACTTCTTCTTGAGAAAACCCTAGTTCGTGTGCTATGTCTTGTGCTTTCTTAGCTGTTTCGTCTAAAGTTCTAGGCTCTATGTCTAAGTCTTCAACAGCTTGTGCTACATTAAGTAAAATCTTTTTCATGTTTTCGGAGCCTAAAATTCTTGTAGTGTTAGCAGGGCTTTTGAGGTCAATAGGTACATCCATGTTGAATGTTAGATAGTTTAGTTTGAGCTCTTCAAATTTGGTTTGTGGCGTCACCAAAAAGTCTAGCGCTGACCTAACTAGTGCATCATGGAAATATTTTTGTAATAAATCATTAACCTTTAATATGAATTTGTTACTTACGTCAAATTCTAGTTTGCTAATGGTGTCTGGTTCGTCAATATTTTTCAATCTTTCTTCAATTTCTGTTTTATACGTAGCGTCTAACTCTTTTAAGAATCCATCAAGATGCGTTCTATCTACGCCTAGTTTTTCAGCGAGTTGGTATTTAGCTTCGTCAACATAGTCTTTAATAGTTTGTGCGTTGGGGTCTTTTGGGCCTAAATTCTTTGCGGCTTTTTCTAGCTCGATAATTTTAAGAGCATCATCAATTAAAGGATCACCAACGTCAATAACGTACTTATTTTCTCCAATATATATGGTTTTGGGATGAGTGAATAAATCGTTTTCGACGTGTGCCCTATCGTTTAAACTACCTAGTATGTCTTCATCTTCAGGTAATGTGAACGCCTGTTTAACGTTGTCTTGTTGTTTAATACTGTCCTGAATAAACTCAGTAATGTTTTTATAAAGATTTTCACCAATTCCTGGGACTTTTTTAAAGTCTTCTAACGACTTAATTTCTCCTGAATTTAACATATCTAAGATTCTGGTAGCCTTGCTTTCACCAACTCCAGGAATTTTCAAAAGGGCATCTTTGGTTAAGTTATTTTTCAACCAAGATAATTTAGTATCAACTTCTTCGGTTTTAGCCTCTTCAACTTTAGCTTCTTCAGGCTTGACTTCTTCGGCTTTGGCTTCTTCAATCTTAGCTTCTTCAGGTTTAACTTCTTCACCTTTAACCTCTTCAACCTTAGCTTCTTCAGGCTTGACTTCTTCGACTTTAGCTTCTTCGACCTTTTGTTCTATACCAGTTTGACCTGTAAGTTTTTCTTCTGGAGTTTGTGGTTTATCCTTACTCAGTGATGCGTTAAGTTTCTTGAGAAACTCAGCACTATCAAACTTATCTGGAGGAGTATTAACTAAATATTCAAGTACGTCTTTTGGAATATCTACATTTGAATTTTTATAAACTTTGTCTAAAATTTCAACGCCGTTAGAAGAAACTAATGCCTTAAATGTTTTAGATGCTGCAGCAGGGTCCCCGTGTCCTACTGTAAGGGTAAATTTAACTAAGAAATTATCAATTTCTGTTTGTAGCTGTTGTAAGTTCTTTGGATTTGGGTCTTCGAGATATTTGTTATAAACTGTCTCAAGCTGTTTAACATCAGCTCCTAAAGCGTTTAATGTTTCTTTAAATTGGGAATTGTATTTAACTCCCCAAAGTACGTTTTCAACAACAAACCCCGCTAGTGCTGCAGGTCCTATGTTTTTATAGAATACATCCCAGTCTTGTTCAGTCATTCCTTGCCATGCCGCACCAGCTAAGGTTCCACCCAAGTGGTCACTTAACGAAGATAGCACCTGTCGTGCGATTGGGCTAAAACTTTTAAGTAAATTAGAGACAACCCCTCTAAATACTTCACCACTACCGAAGTCTATTAAAGTAGCTGGAACATCTTTTAATGGAATATCGTATGGGTCTGCTGCAGTCAAATTGTTTAATATGATGTAAGTCGTTCCTTGCGCTGCTCCTGTAACAGCCCACTCTAATGCAGCTGGTAGTTTACCTAAGGCCGCTGAAATAGCTGGGGCTGATAATATGGTACCAAGTATGCCACTGCCCAAGAAAGCTAAACCTAAATTTCGTATTGTTGCACCAATAGTTGAGCCAACGGCGTGCGCATCTTGTGTGTCTGGTGTAACGTTAACTTCATCAATAGTTTTCCAACCACCAGTAAGACCTTCCATGAATCCTTTATTAAAAGCATCAGCACCAGGGCGCTTCTCCCACATAGGTTGAGATGCGCTAGTTCGTACATCGGGAGTTGGCGGCTTAGGTGCGGGCTCTGGTTCAGACTCTGGTTCTGGTTCGGGTTGTGGTGACGTCCCTCCAATAGTTAGCCCTTCTGCTGGAACATTCATTGTATCAGTTGTTGTATTCCCTGCTTCAGGGGTAAACGTATAAAGCGTCTGGTCAACTTGTACGTTTTGATTCTTTGGTGCCGCAAAACTAAATTCAGGTGGTTGGTTAAACACTGGAGTTATATCGGATAAATCAGTGACAATAAGGTCTTCTGTTTTTTGTTGTTTGTTACTAACGTCTAGTGGTGGAGTTGTTACTGTTTTAGTTACATCTAAGAGTTCTCCTGTGTCTGTTTCTATGGGGGATAGGTTGTTTATTAAAGTTTTGAAATTGTCGTGCGATTCATATACTTGTTTGAATGCTGGGGAAGTTAAGTATGTTTGGAAAAAGGAATCTGAAGGTACTTTAAGTAGTGCTAAATAAGCAGGTGCTCTATTAACTGTTCCAGCAGCCTGCGAGTTAAGTTTTGACCATACAAATTCTTTTACAGAGTCTTCAGGAAGTGTTTGTTGTGATTCAATAGCTTGTTTGAACTGTTTGTATTCTTGTTCACTCGCATCATGCCATATATCGGTCAATAACAGGCTTAAGTATTTATCACGGTTTTCGGGGTCTCCTTGATAAACCTTATCCATTTTCAAAAGTGATGTCTCGTCGTACGCTTTGTAAAACAAAGCTCCAAGAGTCAACGCAGCCCATTTAGTAGGGTCTTTAATTGTTGGTTGTTGTATTTCTTTAGATAAGACTTGGACTATTTGTTTTTTAAGACTTGTATATGTTTCAAAGTCACCTTTATATCTTGCGTTGTTTAATTTTTGTATAGCTTCTTTTAACGTTAATTTTTGAGTTATTGGTAAGTCTCCCATTACATCTGCTAAGAATTCAGAGTATAGTGGGTAGTCTACAAGTGTTTTGATAACACTAGGCTGTATTTGACCAATATTGGGGGACGAAAGCCCCCAATCAGATTCATTTAAGAATATAGATGCTAAAATTTCAGGGTTGTTGGTGATTAAATCTAAGTAACGTTCAAAATATTGCTTACGTTCGCCTGAAGTTCTAGAATACAAAGAGTTCAAATAGTTTGCTAATTCTGTAGCATCAAACGTTGCATCACCTTCAACAACACCAGTAATCTGTTCAAATGTCTGTTTAGATGAGGCTAACGCATCAGCTAAAGTTTGCGCGTAGTTGTACACATCTATCATAGAAGCCACTATTCTTCACCTCCGTTTGGAGCACCATAGAACATGTTCATAAATAATTGTGAGTTTGTTGCTGCATAGGTTTCAATGAAATAACCCGCTAAATAAGAAAGGTCGCCGTCTCCTAATGGGTAACCTATTTCTAACGCAACATCACGTATTAATGGTACAAGAGTTCCTGAAACGTCGTAGACGGACGTTGGATGTTGTTGTATATAGTTCCACACTTTATTAGTAATATAAACCTGTGCTACTAACGGTTTATAAAAATCTGCCAATCGTTGCACTGATACAGGATTTTGTAAAAATGTGCTTACTTGTGTAAGTGCTTGTGAATCACCATTATAGCTCCACTTAGCAAAATCATTAATTACGCTAGGTAGTTGCTGTTGTATATAAGTGTTTAAATCGTGCTTTGTAGGATCAAAGCTTTGCAGTAACCAAGAAACAACTTTATCATCATATGCTACTAAACGTTTAAAGAAATCAGCATAAAATATAGGTAGTTGTCCACTATTTGGATCAGATACTTGGTCAAATGCTGAAAGTAATAAATCGTACGTTCCAGTTCCTTGGACGGCTAATGTTGTCCATTGTTTGGAAAGTTTGCGTACGTCCATGTTAACAATTTGTTGCTTTGTTTGTAACATTGCGTCTGTATCAAATACTTTAGCAGGTGGCGTTAATGATTTTAATGAAGCTCCTAAATTGGTTAAGAAGTCAGTATTAAAAGACATTAAGTCTACTTGACCACCGCTTCTTTGTTTAACGAAATTAATAAAATCATCTTCGGACGGAACATACGTTGGGTCTTGAGCAATTCGTTGCTCTACAGTTTTAACCCAATAATATTTCATTGTGTTTAAGTAGCTCTCTAATTGCGCACTTATTTCTCTACCTGTACCTGTTGTACCAGATAATGTAGCTATAGAAGAATAACCTTTGGTAACATTGCTAATAATGTTATCTGCTATATCTATAGCGTTTTGCACTGCTTTATTGGTTAAACCTTGTTGAGCAGACATATTTAGCTTAATTAAGTTTTGTACAGAGCTTTGCGTGAGATTCTTTGTGTTTGCGAGTAAGTCTGTTATGTCTAATCTACCTTGGTATGCGTCTAGGTAAAACTGAGCATAAACATACGGATTATCCTTATCTGCAAACTGAGTGTTTACTTCATCTAGCAGCATGTCTGAAAACTTAATTTTTTCATCCGCCGTTAAGAATGGATTGTTGTCTATGTCTTGTTTAATTTTGATAATCCAATCAGCTCTAATTTCAGCAGTAATTTTAGCTTGTTGTTCAACTGGTAAATTAGCAAATTCTTCAGGCGTTAAGCCTTTTGCTTGTAATACGTCTGCAAAAAGCTCTGGGTTATTAAGAATATCTTGATAGGATTTTAATGACGCTAGACTAATAATGTTCGTGTATATGCTATATTTTGATTGGTCTTTTAACTGCTCTTGTAGCTGTGTCATACTATTTTCGTATTCAGTCATGAGTGTTTCACGTTTATCTAATGCGCTATTATAATAAGACTGTATCATGTTTTGTAGTTCTTCGTCTTTTACTTTTGCTAATGAAATACCATCTGCATCGGGTACATTGATAAATGCTTCGATTAACTCTGGCATACCTAAGTCTGCTGCACGTTCTCCAATTAACGATAGCATTGTTTTTGCAGCGAGTAGTCTTAAGTCTCTATCTGGTACGTTTTGGTATTCAGGAGAGGCTTTTAAATCTTGATATAGTAAATCTACTTTTGTACGAAACATATCGGCGGCTTTAGCTATTTGGTCGTTATAGACATCAACACTAACTTGTCCGTCAAAGACGGCATTAGACAAACGTGCTAAAATATTTACTGATTCATCAACGTCAATCTGGTGTCTTAAAGAAAGTTTTTGTATAACAGCTTCTTTGGCTTGTAAGTCTTCTGCTGCAGATTTATACTGGTTGAAATGCATGAATGTGTTACTTGCTTCTTGTAAATAACCTGAATATAAACCCCCAACTTCTTTATATAACATGCTTTTTAGGTATGTTTTTGTGTCTTCATCGATGCCCATTGCTTCAACAGTTCCATCAATAGCTTCATAAACTTCCAACTGTTTTTCGCTTAATAAGTCGGCTAAAGTTTTACCTGAACCATCTGGTGAATAGTCTAAATCATACCCGTTTGCTAAATACTTTGTTTGAATTTCTCTGAAGTATGCATCGAAATCTTGAATAGTTGGAAGCAACTGTGACCATGCTAAGCTATATTTCTTTCTCAATAAATTTTCATCTTCTAAGGCCATCAATTGTTTACGTTTTTCGGCATCCGCCAATGTCTTTTGTGTTAATGCCTGAGTTTTCAAATATTCCTTAACTAAATCAGCCTGTGTTGCCCACGTTTCCCTATACGGCTCAGGAACCTGAGCTTGTGTTTTTAGGTTTTCAAAATAATCGTCCAATACTTGTGATAATTCATCGGGCGATAAATCCGCCCAATCAGTTTGCATTTTGGCGATTATGTCTGCTTCATGTGTTTTAAAGTAATTAGCTGCGGCCAATTGTAAATATAGCTCTTTCCCCTTTTTAGTTTTGAGTTTATTAAAATCTTCTTCACGAAAATCTACGACATAGGGGCTTATGCTTTGCAAATAGTCTAAATCTTGTTGGCGTCGGGCTGTGTCAAAACGGTACAATGTCTCAGAAAGAGATTCTAGTGACCCCGCAATAGTTGCGGATGAAGACATCTTTGAGTGTAAAGCCTGAATTTGGTCTTTAAGAATTTGTATATCAGCGCTGAAATCTGGGGAAACTTGCCTTTGAGTTACTCCTGATAACGTTTTAATATCTGGAGTGGTATAGTCGAACGACATAGTCACTTGTGGTATTATACGTCTTTTGATTTGCGCCATCCTGTCACCACCTTATGAGTTATTCCACATAGAATAAGCGTTATAAGCACTATTAACAGCGCTGCTAAGTAGCTGAGCACGATAAGCTCTGTATTGTGAGGCTAAAGCTAGTTCGTCCATGCTTTGAGCTTTTTGGATATATTCAAGTTGTCTTGCTGCATTTTGTATCGTCACATCTAAGTCTTTTAAAGCCGCTTCTTTTTCTAACCCAAGTTTCTTAGCGACATGTAAGAAATTACGTTTCATAATACTTACATCTTTTTGAGTATCTACTTGTGATTCGATTTGCAAGGCTTTCGCTGTAGCTCCGCTGGTAATACCAGCTGCCTGTTGGGTTACTTGATGTAAAGCTACGTCTCTTAGTCCTTGCTTTAGACGTTCGTATTGTTCCAACAGAGTAGCCTGTCTAGCGTACTCGAGTTGGTCGGATAAGGCCATTAGACGATAATTGGTATTTTCTAACGCAGTTAAAGTGTCTGCGGCGACTTGTTCCATTTGGAAACGTCTTATATTCTCTAAATACGCAGCTTCTTGTTGCTCTTCTTCATAAGACTGATATAGCGAATATAGCTGAGTCCCTGTGCTGATTATAGATAACACAGTGGCTATTGTAGATAATATGCTCACGGCTTTACCTCCTTTCGTAGTAGGTGATGCGTGCTTGGTATCCGTAGATGATTAGTGGTTCTTCTGTTAAGTTAGAAATCTGTACGAGTCCACGATAGGGTACAGGAGTGCGTACGTTTATAACAGAGGCTTCGTAAACGGCGTTATTAATTTCAACAAAGTTGAGCTCTTGCCCAAAATGCTTATATGTCGAATACGGAGTAGTGCTTAACATGTCACGATAATAGTCTATCTTGAAACCGCCTCCATATGCATAAAGTGATAAACTAACAACGTTATATTTATCTGTAATTCGCATTTCACCATTTGAAGTTACAGGAGGTATGTAGAACTGTACAAAGCTGTCGAACGGAATACCTATAAATAATGAAACAGCAAGCTCATCTGTTACATTAGGATCTAGAACATATTGTGTACCGTCCCACAAACATTTAAAGTTAGTATCTTTAACCCACACAGTTGTTTGTTTTGGGGATTGAGTTGTATTTATTGTATAGAGTCCACTAGTTACTAATTCTAAAATGTTAAAAGTTTCGGGATACTCTATCCAAACTTGGTATTGTCCTACATCTAAGGCGTATAATTGTGATGATGTATTATACTCTACAAAACCATCACCTGTACAGGACGCTGTAACAGGGCTAAGTTGTTGGAACCAATCAATACCTAAGAAGACGTTATTTGTAAGTTGGTTAGCATATGCTTTTTGAATCAGCGAAAGATCGATAACCCCTAGTTGGATGTAACGGACATTGTTAATTGTTGTTGGATTAATAAAGTACAACTTGTCGTTTATTTCACCTATCATGACACCTTTAGCGAAGCTATGTTTACTTAATGGTCTGTAGAGTTTTTCTACTGAACCAATAGGCGGTACGTAAACCGAATACACCGTATTGTTTTCTGTGCATGCAAATAACGTTGAAATCGTGGGAGCTGCAATCAAACAAATAATAGGTTCTGTTATAGTATAATCTGTTATGTAAAAAGGTTTAGGGACTGTTTGCTGATTAGTAATGAATAGTTCCAAGAATCTGTTGCTAATGTCAACGAAAATTACTGAGTTGTTAATTGTAACGGGTTTTACATTAGCTATGTCATACGCACCAATGGTTGTTAATGAAACAGTTTTAGGTGAAAAATATCCTTCCCAAGCTAACAAATACTGTTTATGTTTTGCAAGAATTAAGAGATAATCTTCATATGAGTGTATAAACATAGCGTTACCTTCAACCCCAATATCGATAGGGTCTGAATCTAGCACAACATCAGGGCGTACTACGAGTACTTCGTACGGCTTATTTACTTTAGTAAACGTAATACCATTAGCAGCTAGTAACCCTACACGTCCTTGGAAAACAATTGCATCTTTTATATAGTTGTTAGCTATTGTCGGTGGTACTATGTATTTTGCAACATTAGTAGCTATACTTATTAGCAACACATAATCATCTTGTGCATAATAGACTCCAGTCAAACCATCTAACACAGGAGTAACATACTGTAAAAATTCTAATTGTTTTATGCCATAGCTTATATCAATATCCCAAATAGGGGTGCCTACTGTATCAATACGCAAGGCCAAACTCTTATCAATATAAAACGTTTCTTCACGATAGATACCTGAAGTAATCACAATTAGTGTTTTAGGATATCCTTCTAAACTGGAAACCTCAATAGTAAAGCCTTTTACAGCTTTTGGAAGATTTTCTTCAGTAGCTAGTGTCTTATGAACCGCTAAGATTTTACTACTGCTATCTACAACATCGACATCTTTGAACTCAATACCCTTTACGTTAGGAATAGATATATCTGCTGTGCCTGTAGCGGTGCTCCCATCTGCGTATTGGATTGTATAATTGGTCGTAGGACTAAACACTAATCGAACAGTGTTCGGATCGGTATTATCTAAATACCACGCCATTGTTACTGAGTCAAAAATGTACGTTATATCAGCAGAAACATCTGTTAATAAAAGTTGTCCGTTTGAATTATTCCAGGCGCTATAGTCTGGTATTGTGCCCATACTAATTGGTTGTATAGCATCTGCAGGGTCAATCCGTCCGTTCTTAATACTTAAACTGTACTCTGCAGCTGCATCGTTATATAACACATAATACTTCCATAACGACACATTATTATGTAAAGCTTTATCAATTTGTGTAGGAAAAGTGTCTATAAATAGTTTTAGGTTATCAATTGCTGTTTGAACATTTTCTGAGGCACTTAGAGTGTATTTGTAAGTTAAAACATACGGTGTACCTAACAAAGCAAAATCTATGCTTATGCTATCATTTTTAGACCCTATGCTGCTAAAAGCTGTTCCATCTTTTGTTTCGAAAACAACCCATTGCATAGGTGGTATTACGGCATCAGCTTTTGTAGCGTATGTGGCTTTAACGTATGCTTTATCTGTAAGCACTACAAACTGCATATTACCTAGATAAAGTAGTTTACCGTACGATGGAGTATCTTTAGCAGGATCGATTATCGTTAAAGAAACATTTAGTGTAATATCTATGGTTCCTTGCTCCTCCATAGATATTACACGCACTTTTAACGTCTTATTTGTACTATCTAAATAAAAATAAGCGATACAATCTTCGCCTTCAATATTTATTAATTGCGAATTTAAAAAGGTGGACGCTGTATCTCCACCTAATACATCTATATCTTCCAAGTGTTTAATTCCTGGTCGTCTGATAAGGCCCCTATCAGTAACAAACATATTTTGCACATCTCGCACAGACCCTAAAGGGGCCGTTAAAACAGGTCTATCATTTAAGCCCTGGGTTAAAGCGATTAAAGGCGTCTGGAATTGTTTCATTTTTTCACCACCTTCTCAAGGCATATGCTATTTGCGGGTTGCGCAAAACATTGTGATCTGCAGCTTTATTTTGTTGTCTTAATACGGCCGTATAAGCTTCTTGTAATCTAACCATCAAAGCATTATCTGTCACGCCGCCCATAATAGTACTTTGAAAGTCTAGTGTGGCTTTCAGAGTAATATATTCTTGCATTTGGTAAGGTAAATCTTCGAATGGTTGGAGTGTAATAACTTCTAATTCTACATCATCTGTAAACTGATAAGTATTTTTGTTTTTATCGTATAACTTATTATTGAGAACAACATAATCTTTTGTAGGGTCGGTCGGTTCAACAAAAATGAAGTTTTCAGGAATTACTATGTTGTGATTAACATCAGGGCTAAGTTTTAAAATAAAAGTGTTAAACCACCAACCAAGACCTTGTATAAATGTATTGGTTTGGTCAAAAATGTCTATAGCTACTTGTTGTTCATACGTCAAATTTTCATCTTCCAATGTAGACAACTCTAAGGCTTGAATAGACCTAAGCATACGATTTATAGCGTCCAATTTAGTCATATATGTCGCCTCCTTATATAATGAATAAAAAACCCGCCAGGTATTGCTACCTAGCGGGTCTAAGAAGATCAAGCAGTTACAATAATGGATGAGCTTGGGTTATTGTCTACAATGATTGCACATGCTGCAGGATTGAGCCAACCATGGCCAACAAGCATTGTAGCAACAATTAATGTACCAAGTTTAGAGAGCTGTCTTTGTGTTTCGATAGACATACCTTTTCTCTTGAGTGTTACTATTGCATTTGGTACGTAAGCAACACCAGCAACTTTTGCCACATCAGTTTCTTTGTTGAATTTGTTGTAAACAAGAGTACTGCTACCTATAACCGCATTGGTGTTAATGTTGTTGTATGATGATGCGGTAGCACCGTCTGCTTGGTATTCAGAAGGAATTTCATGGAATTCTACGTCGGACGCAGTTGTTGGGAAGTTAGTGGATTCAAGAATAGAGAATCCTGCAATCTTCATGACGTCTCCAGATGCTATAGAACCGATACCTGGGTGGAATGAATTGATTAAATCAATGTTCTTGAGTAACATCCAATAGTAATCTGGTTTGAGTACTAAGACTCTACCTGTTTTAGGAACGTTCTTTTTGTCGAGTTCTTTACCTAAATCAAGGATAGCTTCTAAGAGAGCTAAGGCTTGGTCGGTAGCTCCTGAAATATCATTTTCAATAATGGTACCGCCTTTAGCTATATCTGCTTCTATACCAGAAACAGGCTTAACAAGAGATCCTCTGATAATTTCTGCAGCAATTGCTGAATCGTACTTGACGGACATAACGTAGCCCATGTATTCTGCATATCTTTGTCTTTCGTCTGTGTGGTTCAAAAGTTCATCAATGTCTGCAATTATGATATCAGATGTAAGCATTCCGTCAAGGAAGATTTGTCTTCTTCCTCTTGCTACCTGTTGACCAGTAAGTTCATCACCAGGATTGAAGTAGTGTGCACTTACTTCTGCTAAAAGGTTGAATTCGTACCCTTTTCCTTGTGTAATCGCTTTTACTTTAGTAGCTCTACCAAAAACAAGATTTTTCTTGAAGTTAGCTAATACTTCAGGGCCATAAAGAGTTTTAAACAATTCAACGTTAGCGCCATCAGGAAGTTCAGCACCATAAGTTCCTAAACCAGTATAAGTACCTAATCTGTTAAAGTGATTTGTATAGACATTAGTGCTCATATATTATCCCTCCTTATTTATTTTATTGAACAGTTGGGGAGACGTGCTGCTCATACCTACTTGCTTTCGTGGGTGTCCCCTTGGCTTTGCCTCCGCAGAGGGTGGCCAAGAGGGCCACTACTTACGTTCGGTAGAACAGCAAAATAAAAGGGGCCACCACCTAAATAGGTAGTAGCCCCTAAAAGCTTTCCCCTTATAGACCACTATAATTCTGAGATATCAATACCAGACCTGATAATTTTAGCTTCAACTTCTTTAGTATACCTAGGATCTGTACCGTATCTTGGGTCGTTAATATCGTTTAGCACATCTTCAATACTGTGATAGATATCACCGCCTCCAGAAACAGCTGCTTCTCCTTCGTATAGTTGTGGATTGGCTTGAGCAGCCCTGTTTTGCAAAGCTTCTAAGACTAATGATGCTAAGTGGATATCTCCTGTCTGTATAGCTGCTGCAATAGATGCTTGAACTTCGTAAGGCAAGTTGTTTTCAGCCCACATCATCAATTGTTCAAATTGCTCAAACCCGCCTACTGTAGATACTAATTGCTCTGCGTATTCTCTATATTCCCCAGCTTTTGCCTCTAAAGCCAACTTAGCTACGTCCGCAGGTAAGCCTGTTTTTTCTAACAGCTCTTTAGGTACTTCTTCTGTGTTAAGATAGTCTTGAACATACTGCGAAATAATCTCTTCGTACGATTCAATCGCATCTTGAGCTTGTTCGGAAACATCGCTTTCTTGTTCTGTTGATTCTTGCTGAGCCCCTAACTGGCTCTCTAGAGCTTTATACAGATCTTCCAGGTTGTCGGTACCAGTCATTTTTTGCAGTAAGTTAATAACACCTTTTTCAAGCTCTTCAGGAGTTTTATATTTCCCAGCTAATAGCTGTTCAGTTTCTGTTGTTTCTTGTGCTTGTGTTGCGTTTGGATTTTTTATTTGTTCTTCTAGTTTGTGTGCTTCCTCTACCATATGATTCACTTGCTCGTCTGGCATTGTCCAATCTAACTCTTGTGTTTGTTGTATTGGTTGTTGAGTCTGTGTTGTCTCTAGTGTTTGATTCTCCTGATTCATTGCCTCTGGCATTTTCTATCGCCCTCCTTTTATACTCTAAGATTCTTTGTTTTAAAGCCTCACGCCTAAGGCGTAATTTCTCCCGTCTCCGCACTTAATCCACCCCCTACAGCTTGAGCGGCCGCCTGCTGTTGCGCTTGAGCTAAGAGTAATTGTTCCATTTGTTTCTGTATAAGTTCTTGTTCAGACATAATTAATGTTGGGTCAATTCCGAGAGAAGTAGCCATTTGTTGTAAGACTTCGTCCGTCTTAAGATAGCTAGCAGCATTTGGTACTACTGCTGCAGCTTGTAAGAATTGTATTAACCTATTAAAGTCTTCAGCCCTACCTAATCCAGCAAACCCAGTAATAATACCAATCTTAATAAAGTCCTTATACTTTTCAATATCAGGAATCTTATTTTCACTTATTAATTTGTTTAACGTAAGCTGTAATAACGGTCTTTGTAACTCTGTAGTTAAAAGTGTATAAACACCACCTAATGCTGTCTCTAGTTCTTGTGATAACAATCTAATTTCTTCTGCAGTAACTCTTTCGGCATCTCTAATAGCTGATGGTACTAAGAAAAATACCTGAGCTAATCTTTGTTCGATTTCAGCAGCTTTGTTCATCACCCATTGGAAATCCGCATACTTTTGGAGTTGAACAGCTTGGACGTCCGCAGCATTTCCAACAAGTACATCACCGTTCCAAGCATCCTGTATATCTTTTGGTGTTAACACACTAGTTGGAGAAACTAACCAAATAACTCTCGATGCCTGAATGGCCCCACTTACCAATGCTTCTGATAAAGCTTCTAGAGATTTTAAGTCGCCTAAATACTGCTCAACAATGCCTCTCCCGTAATTTTCGCCTGGTACGTGGCTCCAACGTACAACAATATATGGAAATTTCTCAGGCGGTATTTTTACTTGGTTTATTACTACATCTTCAACTTCTTGCGTCACAACCCATTTACCGTCTTTTAACTCGGCCATTGTCCATAGTGTAACTCCTTCTTTGAAATGCTCTTCAGGATCGTCTATTCTAAGCTCCTTCTTGTTTAAAATACTTTTCTGTATGTCTTTAGGTAAACCTTGCCAAGCGACTTTTTCTCTGGTAATCAGCTTAATTAAGTTTCCTGATGCATCCCTAGCCACAACATAATTGTCTAACCTAAATACTTTAAGACCTTTTTTACCGAAATACAATAAACCATTTCCAGTAACTGCCGCATCCCGCAAGACTGCTGAAATATAATGACGTACGTTTAAATCGTCCAAATAATCCATTACGGCGTCTTCTATAGCTTTTAATAACTCGTTCATTTTTGTCGTATCTATGCCTGCTGCTTTAGCTAGTGTAGGTGGAACGTACAATTTAAAGAATGGGATATTTGGTGGCATTATAACCATTAACAATTTTGCTACAAGTTGGTTAACACCTCTGCTCCCTACGCTTTGGTAAGGCGTGGGCAACGCCATTTCTTCCGTATACCCCACAGGGGGTAAAACAGAAGGAATAGTAAGGCGGGCGCACTCTCTAGCCCGCTCCAAGACACCTTGTCTTTTGCCGTCTAATTCACTAAATTGCTCAGCTATTGATTTATGTTTCATCATTTATTAGACCCCTCCTTGGCTAAAGCTATCACAGGGCTTGATGCTTCAGCCTGTTTTGATAACTTGGTTTTAATCTCTAATAAGAATGCCCTTCTTGATTGATACCAAAGATACTCTTCGTGCGACATACCTCTCGGATCAATAATTTCAGGATAGCTTTTTAATAACGTATCTACTAACATTTCAGCATCATGGGGGAGCATTCCTTTAGTTATTTCTGCCATGTGCTCACCTCCTTAGTATAAACAAGCACCTCCAGAACAACCAGGTTCACCAGAATCAGAATTAAGGAAGAATTGAATTTGACCTAAGTTTGCTTTCTTTTGGCGTTCTAAACCTTTTAAATATTCTTCTTTGGTAATTTCTTCAAAAGGTAGTTGCTCATAATGCGAATCGGCTTGTGGTAAAATAGTTAAACCTGTTGGTTTATAATTATACAACATAGCGCCTAGAGATTCTACTTCTTCAGGTTTATAGACCAATGTATAAGATGGGTTATGTGTTGTATAGTAATTCTTATACATACTCCAATACACTAATTGCTCGTGGGCATCAACATCTTTTGCGAAAACTGAAGTCTCTGGTGATTTTTGATAAAATGTAAAGACATATGCATTTTGATTATAAATACTCTCTTCGTGTTCAATGCCTTGCTCAATTAAAACTTGTGCAATTGGATCATATTTATTAACAATTACACGCCTTTTATAATACGGAGCAAAGCGTGGGTGTATACCACTAGCTGTACCCGTTAATTGTGAAACTGTTCCAGAAGGTTTAATACTTGTGACTGATTTAGGTGCATTAATACCCAATATACCTGAGTAATATTTAGACATGTCCCAAACTACTTTTCTCAAAGTAGAAAGCCACTCCATCGCTTCTTTGCTAGTTCTTTGGAGAATTGGATGATCTCTAGTACCAGTCATTGATACACCTAAAAGACGTTCATCTTCTGAATTAGTTTTCCATCTAGGGTCTAGATATACAAAATCAGTCAAGCTTGCCTGCAATACCCCAAACAATGTTGCTTTCTTAGCTTTGTTAATTAAAGATTCAAGAGTGTCATCTGGCCTAACAACTATTTCGGACAAATTGCAAAATTGTCTTGGTCTTAAAATCACTTCACCGCATGGATTTAAGCGATAATCATAACTTGGATCCCTGTGCAACACTAGGATATCTTCTAACACAGATTCTAAAAACAGAAATCCTCTTTCCCCAACTTTGCTATCTACTGTGTGTTTATATTCTTCTAAGAAATCCTGATGTGATATACCAACAGGCAATACCGCAGTGTTATTACTTAGTGCTCTATTTGGAGCATAATCCCAGAAAGGTCCATCTTTTGCATGTCTCATATCTAAATCATCAAAATCACTAAATGAGATTGTAGCACTTCTTCTTGAACCACCACTAACAACACAGTTTGCAACGTGCGTCGCTATATCATATAATTCTAGAGATGTAAGTCTTCTACCTCTAGCTTCCATTAGAGTTGTCTTGATAAACTCATGTAACTGTCTTAGTGGTTCGGGGCCTGATGCATAACCGCCGAAAGTTTTAATTATTGCACCTGCAGGCCTAATCTTAGAATAATCAAATGCTGGAAGAATCCCCTTATAAGCCCAATTAAACAACTCTACAACACTATCAGCCCAGCCTTCTTTGGAGTCATCTATAGTAATAACAATGTTAGGATTCTCATGGAGATTATATGGAATAGGTGACCAACGTTCGACATATTTACGCTCAACTGAAAAACCAACACCGCCTCCAGACATAAGAATAAACATCATATCTGCTAAATCTTTTGGACTTTCTAATGGGACATATGCACAATTATAAGCTGCTGCGTTATTCTTTTCTAGAGCTTCTCCAGCTGACCAAACGGTTCGCATTGAAGGCATAACTTCTAGACGTCTAAAGCTTTCGATAGCATCGAGTAAATCAGGCTCCAGTACTTTTGGTATTCTCTTTAACCAGAAACCCTTTAATCTATCTACAGCTTCATCCCAGGTTTCACGCCTACCTAAATCTTCTCTATAGCGAGAATAGGATCTTAAAAATATAAATTCTTGATAAGGACTCAAACTCATTCAGACACCTCCTCTGAATATAACCAAGTATGTATTGTGCCTGTATCAAAATCGTATTCGTCTCCTCTTAAAATATACGCACACACAGCATTATCATAAAAGTCTTTTTCAGTTAACCCATGTTCCTCGTACAAATTCTTAACCACAGTTTTCCAAAAATCAATATCTGTAAACGATTTGTTGTGTTGGTCTTTTAAATGGCGTAAAAGTTTTACAGCCGTCTTTTTTCCAACTCTAGGGATCCCATAATACCCATCTGTTGGGTCCCCCGATAAGACTTGACGCCAAAAATTGTAATAGGCGGTTTCTTCATCTACTTTATAAAAAGACTCAGAGCGCCAATTATAATGGTGCCCTGGAATTTGATCAAGGTCTTTATCCGTACTACATAAAATAGTATCATCTGTTTGTAACAACCCTAACACATCATCCGCTTCAAGACGGTCAATTTGCAATACCTCCCAGCTATCATGATTCATCACGTATTCATAAGCAAAAGGAAGCCCAGCGGGGGGCTTTCTGTCTTTACGATTTGATTTATATGTAGGTACTAGCGTTTTACGGAAATTGTGCCGCCCACTTAAGACAATAACAGCATTTTTAGTAAACAACCTATCTTTTACATACTCCACTAAATCAGATATATACCCAGCAATAAAATCTTGGTTAACGTATTCAACCCCGAAAGCTGTGACGGTTCCTTGTGCTGCAGCTCGATATATTAACAAATCTCCGTCTATCAATAACTTAGTCATACTCTGCCTCCTTTTGTATGTTAACAACAATTGTTAATTTGACATTCTCGTTCTCAAGATGACGTTTTCGTAATTCGTCTATAAGCTTGTTTATAGCATCCTCTATAGCCTCACTAAAGGTTTCGTTAAACGTTTGAACATATAAATCAACATGGTGCACATATCGTAAATCTCTTTCGAGAAACATCCTATCCCCCCTGACACCCCTAAAAGAATTGTTTAACCCAATTAAGAAAGCCGTCGTACGTCCTATAAAATTTTGCTTCGTCTTTATCCTCCATTGCATCTAATAATTGGTCTGTAAACACATGTATTTGTTGTCGTACTTCATCTGTTACAACATCATCTGGTAAAGAAGATATCACTAACAAGTAAGCAAACATCTTTTGCACCACATCTATTTCTACAGAAGAAACGTTATCGCCCATATTATCCCTCCTGCCTGTTACGGACAATTAAATCTTGTTTAGCTAACGACGCTAAATACTCTATGTAATGCAAGAATTTAATCGCATCCTGTGCTTCTGCTGCTTCTTGTAACATTGTATATGCTATATACGCCTGTTCTTTGTTAGCGTCACTAACTTCTTTTAATATTTCTACGCCTAAATTCAATCCGCATTCAAAAAGCTCCATATAAACCCCTCCTTAGTTTAATGTGTTTCAGCCCAATTATCCCCGATTTTATATTCTCCATCCATTTCAACCTTACAACCTAGTGCTTTCCCCGCATCTTTAATAGCTTGTACAGCTTCCTTACCAATAAATTCTGCATGTTCTTCAGCGCACTCGATCTGCCATTCATCATGAATGTTCAAAACAAATTCATAATCACGCCCAGGAACAAGTCCGTGCTGTTGTAGACGTTCGTCCAACATCACGAGGCCTTGTTTCATTATTATAGCCCCTGCAGATTGTATTAACAAATTCAGTGCTGCATGTTCTTTTCTTATACGTAATAAGCGTCCGTCCAAACCTTTAACAAACCCTGTTTTAGCAACGTTATATAACGTACGCATAAGATTTTTAAATCCTGGAATTGCTTCAATGAAACGTTTCTTAAGCTCTTGCCCTTCTTTTGCAGAAACACCTACAATTTCTGCTAACAGATTAGCAGACGCTCCGTACATAAACGCATAAATAAATCTTTTCGCTTGTTTCCTTGTAATACCTAATATATCAGCGTGGTATTGATGCATATCGTCCGAAACAACTCTGCGAGCATATTCACCTTTATCAAACGGTGCAAGATAGTGGGCTAACAAGCGCAATTCTAGAGACGACGCATCAACACCTACTAATTTTTTACCAGGGCCTGCAATAAACAACTCCCTAAACTCTTTACCCCAAGATGCTCCTACAGCAGGGACTTGAGCTAAGTTGGGATTAAAATGTCGCATTCTGTGAGAAACAGCCCCTGCTGTTAAAACACCCCCGTGAATTCTATCATCAGGGCCTACGAATTTTAAAAGTGCCTGGTTGCCTGTTGCTAATTGGGCTAAACGCTTATTGACAACGATATATTCAAGCAATAATTTCGCTTCTGGTAGATCGATTGATTCTAAAACTCCATACGTAATACGTGGTTGCCCTGTGGCTGTAAAGACTTTAGGTTTACATCCTAATTCTTGTAAACGTTTTGCAACCATCTTATTGGAGTTCGGATTAAATGGGATTAATTTTTGTCTTCCATTAACTTCTTCTATTTCAGGTGGGAAAGCTTTTTGTAATTCAACAAGCAATTCCTGTTTTCTATCTAATAACTCTTGTTGGAGTAGCAATGCCTTTTTCTTATCGAATCCAACGCCATACCATTCTTGACGTGCTATAATAGCAGCTACTTTGTGCTCTAGCTCTACTACCTCAGGTTTTAGTTGTTTCTTGTACTGTAAAATCTTTTCCCATAAAGCATGAGCGACGCGTACGTCCTGTTGACAATACGGGACCATAGCAGGATCAAAATGGTCCCATGCATTTTCACGTTTGCCGTACTCGTCTTTGTATACACCTAATCTATAACCCCAAGCTTCTAATGATACCTTGTTGACAAATTTCTTAGGCAAACGACCTGTATAGGCCAATTTCTCATCAATGGTCATTAAGTCGTTCCAAATTAAATTTGATAACAACATTGTGTCATATATCTTCTTAGCTTTAAACCCAGGAAAAAACTTTTGCAATACAGGGTAATCAAATTTAACTATATTATGCCCAATTAATATTTGGTCTTGCAATAGCTCTATTGCTTTGGGTATATCTTTATCTATAAATGTATACATTTGTCCAGTATCAGTATCTAGCGCAACAATCACCCAAATTTTAGAAACATCATACACACCATTGGTTTCAATATCAACAACATACACCTTATTCACCACCTTTAAGGTGTGAAACTAAGGCATCTACCGTTACATACAAGTTCATAAAATCTAGTGTGTTCTGAATAACGTAATCACACTCATAACCATCTAACATATGCTCAGTTGGGTGGTCTTCAAATTCTGGGTTATACCCAGGACGTTGTGCTCTAATTTCTTTAGGCGCTGCAACTCTAACTGCAATACCCCCAGCATTCTTTAAATATTCCCATTCTACAGGAAATCTAACATCTGGAACCACTACATTTGCATAATTCTTTGCTTGTCTTAAGACCCATTTTACAAATACCGCATCATCTATTTCACGTAATTTTTGCCCTATTGCAATCAACAAACCTCTATCTTTTCCTTCCATGCCAAAAACATTACGTGCTATCCAATACACAGGAGCAGCTAAAGAAATCTTTTTAAACCCATGTTTTTCTTGTAACCAATCAGCAACTGTATCTTTCCCAGCACGCTGTTGGCCTGTTAAGAACAACAGCATATTGCCACCTCCTACCAAGAAATCCCTATACCATAAAAGTTGTGCCACCTATCATATAAGTAATGTAAACCATCGAAATTGTGTACAGACCTGTGAAGACCAAACAAATACACATTTTCATTTATATTTAACTGTACCTTGACATCCCACCAACCAGCAGAAGTTTCAAGACTTATAGGGATAAAGCTATAGGGATTTGGTATACCTACGTTATAGATACGAATAAACAACCAATGTGTTAATGAAAACGTAAACGGGCCGATGGATGCCTCTTCATAGATTTTGAAAAATTCTCTAGCCCCAGAAGGATACTCAAACCACCCAAACTGTACTTCAACACCAAAGAATACTACGCTTAAAATAAGCAACATAACTACTACCTTTTTCACGTACAATCCCTCCTTAAAACATGTTTTCTCCCATAGTTATTAAACGTCCCGTATCTCTATCATATAATAAAGTATCAGCTTCACCAATATCACCAAATAACCTGTTTTTTAAAACTCGTATTTGTCGTACGTCATGGTCT